GGTGCCCGCGCGGGGGGCTGATTTCTGCGCGGAGCTGGATTGGAACTGGTGCTTTTGCTTTGTTGGTTTTTACGGGGCATAGGAGAATGTTGATTCACGACAAAGCTATTATTTAACTTTGTGTGGGCAGATCTTTTGAGGACACCCACACACTGAATTTGTTGAACTTCCTCACGCGTCTTCCACATAGGCATCATGAACTGACGATGCTCGGGGTAGCGGTCAAACAACCACTGACAATACGCTTCCAAAAGGAACCATGAGCGCTCATCTGCCCACGCAAGAGTGCGCAGAGAGAAGGGCTTCGTGATAAGCGATTGGATATCGTGTGAGCCTTGATAACACAGGCTTGCGAGAACTTTATGGTAAGGGAAGACAGGAATATAGCTACTCATACCGTCATCCCACACAATAAAGTGACCTAGGAATTCTAGGGCTGGAGAAAACTCAACAGCAAAACCCATACTCGCAAAGCCGGTGCTCAAAGCCTCAGGACCGAGCTGGTCCAGATACTTATTGAGACTAGCAATGAGGGAATCATCACCAAAAACACGAGCTTGAACAACTCGTCGGAAAAGAGAAAAATCCGTAGAACCGCCATTTATGAGCCAAATGTACATAATAAGAAACAACAGAATAAGCGAGTTATCCATACCTGTATTACCAGTGCCTGAGGGATGATGTGGAAAAATTACCACAGTACCATCAGGCAAGACAACAGGAGTATGGATGACCTCTCTGTAAACATTTGCAAACTGTGTCAACAGCTCGAAGCTATGGTATGAGAAATGCATACAACGATAGCGGAGCCGGGCACACATCTGCAAAAGTTCTTCTGAAACAGAGGTGTCATAACCAGCAACATCTGCAGCCACCTTAAAATCGTAGGGTTCCAACTCAAGAGCCAACTGATTAAAGAAAGTGCCAGTGGTAGGCATACCGATGAGAACGGGAGACGAGAGTGTCTGCGCTTTCTTAATAAGGTGGAGGTTGAAATCCAACGACAAGGTCTGGCTAGCAATAAAATGTTCAGTAGGAGCCATAATAAAAAAGACGAGTTTTGTCCTCGTCAACTTTTTCCATAAGCCGTAGCTCATTCTTGAGTTGGGCACCCCAAAGCGAAAATAGACCACCAGGTTGGAAGGAGCTAGCTAAATAATCAGCGAGCCTCGACTTACAATACGGGTGGTCAATAAATGCAGCTTTAGTGGCAACCAAATGACG